CGGCGGGGCCATCGTCTCCGACCTGCCACTCTGCCGCGTCAACCTCGACGGCATCACCATCACATCGATTGACACGCTGGTCAATGTTATGCAGCCCTTGGAGGATGTGTGGGATTCCCTAACCCAGCGTTCCACGACGTGGCGAGTACCTTACAGCAGCGACAGCATTTTGCTTACGCGCATCGGTGATATCTGTTTCATGGGTGGCAACGTAAAATTCAACAGTAGCGGGCAGAACAATTACACGAAGGCTCAGGAGAAGCTCCCCGAAGGGTATCGACCCGTCACCGTCAATACGCCCGTGGCCGTTTTCGGTGGTGAAACGACATTCATCTGTTACGGCGAGGCCAATGGCACCGTCACGATGCTTGGCAATCCGAACAGCGCGTACGCGGGATGCACCGGCGTATGGAGGACCGCCGACCCGATGCCCGCCGCATAGCTTCGGGACACTGGCTCAGGCGGTTGCACTGTCTTGCAGTGACCCCACGGGTCATAGCGCGTATGAGACGGTCATGCCGAACGCGTTCGTGCCCTGCGTGCCGCCCTGATTGGCGTAGGTCATGGTTCCGTTCGCGTTTACGTTGATGGTCTTCTGGTTGGCCCCGTCGCGTCCGCCGTAGGAGAAGTTCAAGTCCATCGGGGGACGCCATCCTTCGGGCAGGGTTCCGAAATTGCCGGTGTTCCACGCGCCGGACGCCGACGACTTCCAGTCGATGCGCAACGTGACGAGCGAGCCGCGACGGTAGCCTTTGACGGTACCGTAAGTGGAGTTAATCAGCGTCAGCACTTCGGTCTGGGTTAGGGAAAACTATTGCCTGTTCCAGATTGCGATCCAGCTTCCGAATATCGCGACCCTCCCGCACCAGCGGTTGTCTTTGGTGTTCCACAGGCGGAAGCGTATCTGGTTTACGTCGCTGGTATCCCAACGTTGTGCGGTGTACTCGCCGGCCTGGCCGAAACCAGTGCCGAACGGCCCAATCGTGTAGGCCGCGTAATCGGCTTTCTTCCCGTTTGGGGATTGGACGTTGATGTAGAATGTGCCGTCATTATTCGTGGTGATGGTATGGCCTCCGCACAGAATATACGGCATTCGGGTTAGGGAATCCCTCAGGCTATCAAGGCTCTCTCCCAGAGGCGTTGCGCGTCCCTCAACGCCGCGATATCCGGTTTGAGGTAATACTTCGCCGTGGTTTTGATGTCGCTGTGTCCGAGCATTTTGCTCACGATGGCGATATCCGCTCCGGCCGCCAGCGTGTTCGTGGCCCATGAGTGGCGTAGGTTCCGTGCCGGCACGTGCGGGAGATTATGCCGCTTGCACCAGCTTGTGTACTGGCGTGCCACCTGTGGCGGGGTGAGCGCACCGATGAGTCGCCCTCCCTCGCGCGGCTTGAGCTCGCGCAGACGCTTGACCGCGAAGCGCGGCAACGGCAATGTGCGACGGCTCAATTCGGTCTTCGGCGGCACGACGACCTCATGGCCGCTCACCCATTGCAAACCGCGCTCGATATGCAGGACGCCTGCGCGCAGATCAATGTCACTCCACTCCAAACCGTATCCTTCTTCGGTGCGGAGTCCGCATGAGACGGCGCAGATCAGCCACGCCTCAAGCGGATGACCGTAAAAGCCCTGCAACAGCGATCGCTGCTGACGGATGCCCAATATCACCGGCTCGTAATGCGGCTTGGCCGGCAACTGGATATCGCGTCTCGTGATATCCACGTCCAAGAGATTCCAGCGGATAGCCCGCCTCAGTATCGCGCGTAGTACGGCCCATGCCTTGCGCGCCGCGCCCGAACTGGCGAACCCGACGAGCCACTTGTCCACCAATTCAACGCTTATCGATTCCATCTGCATTGCGCCGAACCTCGGGGCCACGTGCAACCGCCACGCCGACTCATAGCCGACACACGTGGACTCACGCAGATTCGCCGTGCAATACGGCCAAAACCGGCCGTTCCAAAACTCTCGTAACAGCATTTTCAACCTCCGAAAACCCACACGCCCGTTGGCCTATCCAACGGGGACGAACGTGTGGGTTTTCCCACCGTAAAGGAGCTTTCCAATGTCTTTGCTCGCTCACATCGTCGATTGGCTCGTGCCTTTTATCTGTGGCGGCGTGGCCACGGTTTTGGGCCTGATGTGGCGGTGGGGCAAAGCCATGGTCAACGGGCTGCGCGAGCTCCTGCTGTGCCAGTTGGAGGACCTGCGCCGGGAAATGGTCATCGAGCACGACGGAGTGGCGGACGAAGACCTCAAATCACGCTCCCAACGCCTCTACGACAGCTACCACAGCCTGGGTGGCAACGGGCACGGAACCGCTCTCAACGAGGACATCCAATCCGCGCCGATAGCGCCACGACAATCCTGACCCACGACCGTGGGCCACAAACAATATCCATCCCAGAGAAAAAGGGAAACATGGTCAACAATTTGAAACGTCATCCCAAGCCCTCGCTGCCGGACGAGCTTCGCCCGGACGTGGCCCCCGAAACAATCGAATCCAATAAGGAGGAACAGTAATGACCCAAATCCATATTTCCATCAGGAAGCCGAAGACGGGCGGCTTGGACCCTGTGACCGGTACGCTGCGGTTCCGCCCGGTACGTCGTCACTTCGACGCGGCGAAGAATCTTATTATCGCGGCCTCGTTCGACGCGAATCTGTCCGAAACGGGTGAGCTGACGGTTGACCTGCTGCCCACGACTAGCGCGTTTGTTTGGCAGGTCGTGGAGTTGGCTGATTCGCCGCAGGCGTACACGCGTTACGTCGAAGTGCCGGACTCCAAGACCAAGGTCGAATACGCCGACCTCGTGGAGGTTGACGCGGGCACGTTCGTCCCGAAGGATATGGCCGGCTCCCAATTGCTGAAGGTTCGCCACGCTTCCACCCAGTCGGAGGCGGAGACACTTTCCGCCCGATACCCGGACGAGCTGGTGTTCTTCGACGAAACCGCCACGACCGCGAAGGCCGCTGCGGCCTTGAGCACGCTGGAGTCCATCACGGCCGAAGCTCAAACGAACGCCATGCTGAGCGCCCGGTCCTCCGCGGATTCCGCGACCGCCACCCAGTCCGACCTGAGCAGTCTCGCGTCGAACGCCAACACGTTGGCGGCTAGCGTCGCCAACGATTCGCAGACCGTGGCCGACACCGCTTCCATGGTCGCGGCGAAGGGCGAGACGGCCATCGCCGCCATCGATTCGACGGTGCGGGCGGTCAAGGACAAGGCCGAGAGCGCTTCCGCCGAACTGCCTTCCGCCGGCACCCCTGAAGGCACCACGGAGGAAACCGGCAAGGACTCCACCGGGGAAACGCCGACCGGAACCGTGTCGGAGGAGCCCGCAGCCAAGGCCGTGAAAGCCAAGGCCAAGAAGGTTACCGTGAAGGAGGCCTGACCATGCCAGCCCTATACGCCGGCAAACGTGTCGGCAAACCGTTGATGAGAAGCCACACGTACAACGCCATGTTCAACGGCAAACTCGTATGGCCCCTCGACAAGGACACGGTCGTCTCCATCAGGATCACGGACGACAAGGGCAGGACGTTGCCCAAGTCTCTAGCCGTCAACGGCACCCTGAAACTGGGAGCGAAGGCCACCTACGCGGACGGTCATGTTGGCGATCTGCTCACCACCAATGACGTGACGTTCGCGAGCAGGGACACTTCCACCGCCACGGTTTCGGGCAACACGCTCACGTGGCGGCATGGCGGAACCATATTGGTGACGGCCACGGTCAACGGTTTCACTTCCGCCGCCGTGTCCATCAGCGCGGCCTACGCGCCCGAGTCCATCAAGGTCACGGACGATTCCGGCAAACCCATCGACAACATCACCCTGCGCGTCGGCGAGAGCAAGAACCTCAAGGTGACGATCCTGCCGGATGCGGCATCGCAGGAGTATACGGCATCCATCAAGGATGTGAGTCTCGCATCAGTCAGACAACAGTAAGGGGCAATATCATGCCAACAACAACAGCGTTTAGGGGGGGGGGCTAGTGTCCGCGCCCTCAAGGAGGGCGACACCTCCATCACCATCACCGCAGGCAGCATCGTAAAGACCATCCCGGTCAGTGTATGGGGAAACAAATGGGTGCTGCCCACCCTGCCCGCCACGCGCAACGGAATCACGTTCACCGCGGCCGGCGACGGCATGGTACACGCGAAGGGCACAGCGACCGACTGGGCGACCATCCTCGTCACCCAGGACCTGCCGGCCGGCGAGTACACGCTCGAACACACGCTCGCCGACGGTGTCGGCCCGTTCTGCGAGCTCAAATCCACGGACGGCAGGATCGACCTGTTCTCGCATGGCACGGTCAAGGCGACGCTCCCGGCGGGCGACTACCAGATGCTCGTCAGTGTCTCGCCCGGCAAGACCGTGGACGCAACCATCACCCCAATTCTCAGGAAACTCAACTAAGGCCCCGATATTGGGGCCTTCACCATAAAAGGAGGCCCCAATATGGGCGCACTATCAATAACCGGTATCAAACCGGGGTCCACGAGTCTGAAACTGACCGCCGGCAAGATTACGAAAACCGTGCCGATTACCGTATTGTCGCGTAACCTGCTGTCCTACGGTCCCGCCGAGGGCAACGGGTTGACCGCCACCGTCAACACTGACGGTTCGCTGCACGTCACCGGCACCGCCACCGGTCAATGGCATGGCCTGTCGTGGACGTTCCCATGCCCGGTACAGGGCACCGTGAAACTCAGCGGCACTAGTATCGCCGGTTTGAGCTTCAACATCAAGTGCCTCGACGCCAAGGGGCAGCAACTGGGAGACCAAATGAACTTGGGTAACAGTGTCATGGCAATCCCTGCCGGCACCGTCAGCCTGTTCCTCAACGTCATCTCCGCCGAGGCCACGCCCACCGCGAAGGACGGCGACCTCCGAATCCAGCTCGAATCCGGCGACACCGCGCACGAGTGGATGCGACCCGGCAGATTCTAGTGGTGGTTGCAACACCTGAGGTTTGAGCGGCCTTCCATGGTCACGTTGTCGGTTGTTGAGGTTAT